CTAGAATTCTTCTAAACGACTCTGCCATATCATAATCTGGATCAAACATATGCGTACTTCCATCAACAAATTTATGGCTTTCCACGAATACATGATTATATATGTTTTCCGCACTTTTTTTAGAAATATTACCATTTTTTGCTATTTTATTAATAACAGTATACGGTTTTCTATTCGTAATCTCTGCGTAATATCTTTTTGCATGTGCCTCACGTTTACGACCAAGTGGATCATTTTTTATATTAAGTGCACCGCTTTTTAGTTCTTGCCCTTTTTTTACTGCCTTATATGTTTGTGTTCTATTCAAATCACTGCTGCCGTTTGCTACTCTTAGGCGATTATCTTTGGCGCTGATCCCCATCTCTTTTGAAAATCTATGATATTCCGCTATCTGCTTTCTTTTCTGTGTTTCCAGTGCATTCACATTTCCGCTGATAGCCTTTTGTGCTTCGATCTCCCTCTTGGTTGCCCGGATTCCCCGCTCCATCTGCCGCTGTTTCTGCGTCATGTCATAATATTTATATGTCCTGCCGTTGTATTCCTTTGGATCCGGTTCTTTATCCCATTTTGTCGGTTCACTGATTCCCTCGAAAAAAGGATAAAAAGTATGCCGGCAGTTCACGCCACACAATCCGTTTACTGCTCCATACTGTGTTTCAGAAAATGGCGGGTAATTTTTATTGCGCCCACTTCTCGAATAAATTTTTCCTTGCCATTCCGCATGCTCCGGTCGTGCTCCCCAGTGAGCAGAAACTTCTACCAAGTCTGTACCGGTAACATCACAGTTTCTTTCTGTAATTTTGGCAGATAATTGATGGCATGATGTTCTTACGCACATTCTTGCGGCGGTATCTAGCTGATAGGTTCTCCCACTGGCATAATCCACCGATCTAAGACCACTCCGCGCCATTTCTCGAATTGCGTCATTCGCTGCGGCATCAAATGAGTATGCTCCGGTTGCCATCTTCATTACAGCCTTATCCAGATATTTAATGTATGCATTTTGAACCGATGTAAAATCGTATGCCCCTTTAAATCCCATTGTTTTGGTCAGATTCTTAAAGGTTCCAGCCGTTGTGTGACTCATTTCTTCCATTATTTTTACTATACCAGTATCTTTTGTGAGTTCGGTCCCTGCTCGATGCCACGCTGACAGATCTTTATTAAATGCCATATCTCCCGCATCTGCTATGATACGATTTCCTTCTGCCGCAGCATCCTTTTCCATTTGCCTGATTGCATGAACAACATCTCTTTTGTACTGTTTTGTATTACTCGCCACATATTTTTTGTACTCGTCATCCGCATTAAGGATTTTCATAACCTCTTTGCGGATTTCCTGTGTGCTTACCCCCGCCGCGTGCAATGCCTGTGCCTGTAGCTCTGCTGTCTCAGTAAAACGCCCAGTCTTTTTTACTCTCCGCGCAATGTCCGCAATGATGTCCTGCTCTGCTGACTGAAAAACTGCAGCACCACGATCACCAAACATTTCTAACTGCTTTTCTGTCAGCATTTATCACACCCCCTCTAATCTTCCTCTTCTGGATCCGGTTCCTGTTCTTTTGCAGCTAAAAGTTTTTCAGCTTCTTTTCTGTCAAGGTTCAAACTCATCATGATATAACGGATCATAAATTCCGGAATATCAGAAAATGACTGCGCATCCGCTCTCATATTGTTTAATTTTGCAGCCTTGTCCTCAATATATGAATCATCAAAGTCAATGCAAATATCTGCCTCTAAATCATACGACGTACCATTAAAGGTGTTAGAAAACCACATAATTGCTCTAACAATACCGGCAATATAGTCGGTTGCTTCTTTGCGCTGCTTATTTAACTCCTGCATGGCATCCTGTCTTTCTCCGATATACTGTGTGGCTGTCTGAATCTGCCCCTGTTCAAACGTATACTTCTTGCTGCCAAATCCAAATGTCATAGAAAAGAGTGACAAGCATAACTCAAATGCTTTTGTGATATCATCGACTCTGATCTGCGGGTTGTATTCCTGAATCACATTTTTCTGTTCCGGTAAATGATCCCCCAGGAACACAAATAAACGTTTCATAAGTGGAGTTTTCTGCTTCGGCTGCCCGGTTTCTTCATCTAGCTCCACCAATGCCTCATTTGTGAGAATCAACTTTTCGCCCTTTTCCAAATCCCCATTTAAGATCATGTTGCACAGATCAATCTTTTTAAGTGTTGGGACTGCTCCCCAAATCTTCGGCAAACCAAACCCCTGCATATTATCCAGATTGTTCACCTCTGCAACCCTCATAACTGCAAAAGGCTTCACATCCCCAAGATTAATCCAGTAATTCTCAAGTTCTGCTCCGCTTTCATCGAATGTATAGGTTTCAGCTTTATAATTCGTCCCGTCCGGTCTTGTAAAAAGGACCATCGTTGTCCGCTTCTTTCCGTTTACGTAATCCACACCATAGAAACATGCTTCCAGCACTTCTTCATTTTCGACCAAAAGCGGCGTGTAATTCTCCGCATAACAGTAGGCGATTCTTATAGTGCCGCCTGTCACTGATCCATTGTCCAGATATGTAGCATCTTTTAATCGTACATATGCTGCCACTGTTCCGGCCGCACTCATTCGTTCCAGTTGTTTTCTGTACATTACATCAAATCTGTTATCATTCAAAATCTTATTGATTTCATCCGTCTGGTTCGCATTCCCTACATTAATCTGGATAATCTCGCACAGGTTCGCATCGTCTGCGCATCCTCTCTTTGCAAAATTCATGCGCTCGATCACATACTCTTCGCCCTGAATGGATGTCCGTCTGTGAAATTTCTCAATTAGTTCATTTTTATACCATGCATTGCAGGCATTAATATATCCATATGGTACGGTATTTACATAATATCCAAGATTTTGCAGCTTGCTTTCTACGCAACTCTCCATTCTATCCCTCCATCATCTGTCTAAATCGATATATTCAATAAAATCTAACATGGTGTAGCAAAATGCATCCCACCAGTCGTTGCAGTTACCTATGTTTTTATCTTCCGGTATGTTTGGTTCCTTCTCATCCCATTTCAGTGATCCGATAGCTTTTCTCAACCTTACGCACCGCCTATGGATCTTTAATCGCCCTGTATTAAGCAACAGATCTACGGTCCGCGGTCTCTCAGATATCTCATTCTTCCTGCATCCAGCTATGTTCGTGTATGGAAGTCTTGCTTTTCTTGCAGCACTTCGAATGGAATTTATCATTGTTGTACTGGCAGAATCAGGAAACACCCAATCCACGCGCTCATATTTCTCAATACACATCCGGTAAAATTCTATAAACTTCTCACAAATCTGGTCTGCATCAATATCCGGAGACAATTCCAGATAATCTTCCTCAACTGCAAAGATCAGATGATAATTCCGAAAATACAATGCACACACCATTGTTGTCATAGATCCATTACCGCCAAAATCCATGCCGATTACAACTTTGCTCGGTCTCGGATTTAACCTATGACCGCCATCATAATTCAATACATCCGAATCATCACATAAATACGGTTCGTTGTTCTCTGCGAACTTTCGAAATATGATTCCCTCTGCCACTGCTCTGTCTCCCCGGATATCCCGCTTATACCATACACTGTCCTTTTGGTAGGTTCCAAGGATTGTTCGAATCTTCTCGTCTGACAGGCTCATATTATCGACCAAAGTAAAATGCCCGTAATTATAACCATACTTTGGGTTCTTTTCCTGCTGTTCCTCGTGGAATTTAAGGATATCCGTGTAGTACCAGTGTTCTTCCTCTTTCGGGTTCAAATCGTGGAAGATTTTTCGGTCCGTACTAGACAATGTACGGTCAAATACCTCTTTTAAAAACTTCGGGTGGCACTCGTTCGCCTCTGTAACATATGCCATGCCATAGGTATTACCTTTAATGAGCTTTTCATCTCCATCTTTACCGCCGCCGGACACCAGTATGATCTTTTCGCCGGTCTTGGTCTGTACATACACACAATCGCGGTCCTTATATTTTCCCTCACGGCATCTACCCTCGAAATAATTAAGCAGTCCATATCCGTCACAATCCAGAATATTAAGTTTTGCAGTGGATACTCCGGCAACCAAATGGATCTTATTCTTATGTGTCTCAAGCATTGTGCAGAATATCAACGTTGCAAGAACGTTCTTTCCGCCTCGCTTGCCGCCCTCTGCCACATTGAACCAGCTATCGAAGCTCCGAAGAAAATAATCATATTGTCTTTTACTCAGCGGTGCTGGTTTGTTCATGATCTCCATTCCCTTCGAAATCTGCTATGCTCCGGTTCTGCTCCGGCTTTTTCAGAATATCCGCTATGGTCTGCATGTTTGCAAGGATCTGTGCTGCCGAATCATCTCTGACCTCTGCGCGTTTTTTATCAAATTCAGCCTTGTACTTATCATCTGGATGCATGAGAAAGTACTTTGAAAGCCAGTCGTAAGCCTTTTGCTTATCCGCAAGTTTCAATGATACCCCGTCTTTTCCCTGCTTCACTTCCTGAATGATCTGTGTATCAACATTACAGGACTCATTCAGTTTTATAGAATTGACCTCTTTTTTCAGATTTTCGCCAGTCTCCGGATCTTTTACCGGTCCAAACGCACTCATAACATCAACTTTTTCTCTGCCAAATGAGAGATAATTTCCAATATCAGCAAATGCAATCCGCATCTGAATTTCCACAATGTCATCTGCACCGGCTATGATTTGCTGACGTTTAATTTCTTTTAAGCGTTCAATTTCCTGCCGCACCTTAGTATTTCTTAGTAGCATGCAACCATTAACCATTGCTGTCTCATACTTACAACCATATGCTTTCTGGTAGCTCTGTGCCGCATTAAATGTCCGACTGTAATATATGCAGAACATCTGCTGTTCCGGTGTGAGATCATCATTCTGCAGCGTCTCTTTCGTGCCATCATCAACAGGTGTCTTTTTTACTGTTCGCTTCGTAACCGAACGTTCGCTTTTCTTTTCCGAACGTTCGCCGTCCCAACCATATGTGCTTTTCCATCTGCGGATCGTTCCCTCAGGCTTTCCCAGTTGGTCAGCAATGTCTATCAACTTCAT